TTTCTAGAGGCGGGTCAACGGGGTTTCGGCCCTAGACTTTCTATGCTATATAAGCGGCTAGGCGCGCTAGATTACAGCCAAGTTTACCGTATGCAATTAACGGAGCATTAAAATGGGTTTAGCAGCAGCCGCCGCGATTAGTAGCGTAGCCGCGATTGGCGGCGGTTTAATTGCTTCAAGCGGCGCAAAAAAAGCTTCTGATGCACAAGTGAAAGCGGCGCAGGACGCTAACACTGCACAAGAGCGTATGTTCGCTGAGCAGAACAGACTGCAAGAGCCGTTTCGTCAAGGCGGTCTTACCGCGCAAGAACAGATTATGCAGCTTCTGGGCATCGGCGGCGACAAGACCGCTGCTGGCTACGGCAGTCTTGGCAAATCTTTCGGGATGTCTGACTTTGAACAAGACCCCGGCTATGCCTTCCGTCAATCGGAAGGCATGAAGGCGCTGGAGCGGTCGGCAGCAGCACGCGGCAATCTGCTGTCTGGCTCAACCCTGAAGGGTGTGCAGCGTTTCGGGCAGGACTTGGCAAGCCAAGAATATCAGAACGCCTTTAACCGCTATCAGGTCGAGCGATCTGCCAAGCTAAATCCGCTGCAATCGCTGATGGGTTCGGGTCAGTCTGCCACAAACGTAATGACCACCGCCGCAGGCCAAGCAGGCCAGAACCAAGCAGCTAACCTGTATGGCGCAGGACAAGCCCGCGCGTCGGGTTACATTGGTCAGGCTAACGCGCTGTCAACCGCGCTAGGTCAGATCGGCAGCATTGCGTCCAACCTTCCTATGAACAATGCTCTGATGGGCTACTATAATCGCGCCACCCCTAGCGGCGCCGCTAGCGTAGCCCCGTTTAGCACACCACCATATATTGCAACCGGCGCGGGGCGCTAGAAAATGCCAAACCAAATGATAGCCCTTCAGGCGCGCAATCCGCAGATTGCTGATCCTTCGCGTCAGACCGCGCAGTTTGCGAACATGATGAACATGGCGCGGCAGCAGGAAGCCGCGCAGCGTCAAGCGCAGCAAGCGCAGCAGACGATGGAGTTTGCCCGCAACAAAGAAGGTCGCGAGGCAGCATTGCAACCGTTTGCGGTAACTAAAGCGTCTTCTGAGGCTGGTTCTGCCAAAGTAAAGTACGTCATGGACTTTTTTGAGACTTCCGAAATAGCCCTTGCTAATTCGCGCAACCCGCAACAAGCAATGGCGCTTGGAAGCCGCATGAAGCAGATGTTTCCTGAACCTGAACTTCAGCAGTCCATAGACCAGACATTGTCATCTATACCTCAAGACCCCAATCAGTTTGAGGCTTGGCGTCAAGACTCACTTATGCGGACTATGGACGCCAAAGAGCAGTTGGCGAGAGAGTTTAAGACGCAAACCACTGGCACTGAAGAACGCATTATAAGTATGCCAAAGTACGGTAGCGGCGCTGCGACCGAAGTCCCCGGTTCGCGCATCAGCGTAGCCGAAGGTATGCAGTACCTCAAAACCGACACCGGCGATATTATAGCCGCGCCTAAAGAAAAGCCCGGCAGTTTCACCACACCGCCGCCAGCCGGCGGCGCACCGAGCGGTGCTGCTGCTGCGCTGAAGACCAACCCCGGCGCGCTCAAGGACGGCCCGTTTGCTCGTTCGCAGCCCGGCTACACAGGCAACAGTGGTGGGTTTGCCACCTTTGATACGCCGCAAGCCGGCATTGCCGCGCAAGAAAAATTACTGGCCGGCAGCTACCTCAACAAAGGCTTCAACACGGTCGATAAGATTATCAACAAATACGCAAAGGAAGGGCCGGAAAACAGCGCCGCGTCGGTTAGAAACTACAAGAAATACGTCGCGCAGAAAGCGGGCGTTGATATTAACGCGCCGATAACCGCGGCGCAGCTTCCTGCGATTGCCAAAGCCATGCGCGAGTTTGAAACCGGCAACACCCGCGGCGGCGCAGCGCCCAACGCAGCGCCTAGCGGCCCTACAGTCCTAGTAAAAGGATCAGGCGCAAAGGTGAAGCCATCGACGGAAGGTGAGCGTCGGTTTGGGACCGTCGCCCTGAACATGAGGGACTCGATGAAAGAGGCAACCGCTGCGCTAATCGAGTCACCTAGCAGCGCCGCCCCCGGCACGAGCGAATACATCGCTTCGCAAATCCCCTTTTACGGGGAGGAGGCCCGTAAGTTTGCACAAAGCGGACCACGTCAACGGTTTGAAGCTGCGCTTCTGGCGCTGCTCGACGGCGTCACATATATTAACACGGGTGCTGGTACGTCGAAGACGCAGGAACTTAACTACAAGAACACCTACGTCCCCACATACCAAGACACGCCAAAGTCGCGCAAAATGAAACTAGACCGCGCGATCCGCTTTATCGAAAACTCTAAGGCTGCTGCCGGCGTCATGTGGACGCCTGAGATAGACCGCGAACTAAAAAGTCTTAAGTCTGCCATAGCCAAAATCGACTTTGGTGGCGGCGGCGCTAAAACAAGCACGCCGACAAAATCCGGCGACGGTTGGGGAAGCGCCAGACAGGTAGGTAACTGATGCCGACGTATGAAATGACAGCGCCTAACGGTCGCACCTACCGCATTGTTGGGCCTGCGGGGGCGACTGACGCACAGGTCAAAGCTAAAATTTTGGCGCAATTCCCCGACTCAGCAAAACCGGCAGGCCGAACGCGCGGCAGCGGCATCGGCCCGATTGACACTACGCTGGACACCATCAACGAAATGTTGATCGGCGTTCCTACAGGTATGTACAACGCCGCCGCTATGGTCACCGACCCCCTGATGAGATTAATTGTCGGGGACAAAGCGGTAACGCAAGCGCAGGGCCAGCGTCAACGCGCGGTTAACGCGCTGTCGAACACTTTTGTAACCCAGCCCCGCCCGCTTGCGCGCCTCGTTGGTGAGTCAATAGGACCGGGCGCCGCCGTCTCGCGTACAGCTACATTGGCCGCTCCTATACTGCAAAAAATACCTTTGGCCGGTAATACATTAGCAAATGTCGCCCGCGCCACCGCGTCTGGCGGTATCGGCGTGAAGGCACCCACAGCCACAGCCCGCACGCGTTTGCGGCTAGCCGGCGGCGGCACTTCTGGCGCAGCTACATCAGCATTGACAGGCCAAGATGTGACAACAGGTACGCTGACTGGCGCTGGCATACCTATTCTTGGCTCAGTCCTGAAACAGATCACCGGCAGGGCCATTGACCTTACGCGGATGCCGGCGGTCAAAGCTGGAAAAATTATCCGCGAGTCTTTAGGAAAAAACGTAGCCGCTGCCAGAGCAGCCTTTGCCCGGCTATCACCTGACGATCAGCGTCTAGCCATGCAAGTCATGGTAGACGAGGGTATAGAGCCAAGTGCGTTCTTTGGTGTGGGCGGAATTGTACAGCGCGAAATTGATCCCGATATGGCACCCGGCGTATTGAAGCGGGATGAAGTTAGCCGAAAAGCACGGTTGGCTGAGATTGCCGGCGGTGGGACGATGGAGGATATACGCGCTGCGGTGCGTGGCGAGCGCGCGGCAGTCACTAAAGAGTTGGAGCCTGTACGCGAAGAGATGTACCGCCGCTCCGGCGTTGCGAGTGAAGTTGTTCCCGTTGCAGAACGAATTGCTAGCCAAGCTACACAAGCCGCTGATGAAATTACCGCGTCGGGTATTGTCCCTCGTACGCGCGCGTTTGAAAACCGTGGGCAGGAACAGATAGACGCGGCGTTCCAAAACCCAGAACTTTTTACGCTTGGTGGGCCTATCCCTCGAACAGCAGCATTAGTTGACCGCGCCGGGCAAGTCGCAGACGACGCTATCGCAGCGCAGCTACAATTGCGCGACACAGCCCGCGATCTATATCAAATGGTTGATGACATGGCTGCGGAAGGCATGACGCCTATGCGCGCTGCTGATCTTATATCATCGCTGCGGCGCAAATTGAACGACCCTGAAATTCTGCACGACTCATTAGAAGAAAACACAATAAAAGGCGTCATCGGGCAACTTCAAAAAGCTACCGACGCAAACGGGATGCTCAACCCAAAAGCGTTGGGAAAAATTCGCCGTTCGGGACTTGGCGATCTTGTTAACACATTATCCGTGAAAATGGGCGGCGTTCCATCGCGCACAGGTACGCCTGAAGCAGCGCAAAAAACCGTGCTAGAACTTCGTAATTTGATCGACGATACGCTGCGGAAAGGCGGCGGCGGCGATCTTGTAGATGAATTTCTACAGCGGTCGGAACGCGGATATGCCGCCGTTAACCGGCAGGAATTAGCTGGTGAGGCATTTCGTCGGCTGGAAGATGATCCGACCGGGGCAACATTTCGCAAGCTGGTCCGCGGCGGCGAACCTGAACTTGTCGGACAAATTATGGGTGGTGGCCCAGAAAATGAAATAATTGCCAATGCGTTTGCGGGCGATCCTATACGTTTAGGCAGGCTACAAACCATTGCCCAAGAATTGGATAACCTTGAGAAACTGGGCGAATTGCAAAACCGTGGCGCGACGGTCGCTAGCGGTCTTTTGACAGGAAAACGGCCTAGCTATTTGTCGCGCGGCCTGCGCGAGGTCGCCAGTGTAATAGCACCCAGAGCGGCTTATGGAGCGCAGGGCGCAAACCAAATACAGACTGCGTTGCTGTCGCCCAAGGTAAAACAAGAACTAGCAACGGCGTATGAGAGCGGGCCTAACATGGCTAGGGCCATGAACCAGTTTCCGACCGCGGTGCGTTTGTCGGAACAGGCGCAGCAGACAAATCCAATAACGCGCAATTTTTTGGCTCAGTTATTCAACCAATCTTTCAACCAATAGAAAGCAGCGCCGTGACGACTATCGACCATACCCAAGCACAGCTTAACACGCACGAACAGGTCTGCGCGTTCAGGTACGAGGCTATCTGCGCGCGGCTGAAGCGGCTGGAAAGCCTTGGCATGACTGCTTGCGGCACGATCATACTGCTGCTAATCGGCATATTGCTAGCGTTACTGGGGCTGAAATGAGCATCATACTAGGCCAGCGCAGTCTGTCGCGGTTGCAGGGTGTCCACCCTGACCTTGTCCGCGTGGTCAAAAAGGCCGCGGCCATGTCGGACATCGACTTCACGGTGCTAGAGGGACTGCGGACGATTGAGCGGCAGCGGCAGCTTGTCGCAGCGGGCGCGTCGAAGACGACGAACAGCCGTCACCTTACGGGTCATGCTGTCGATCTGGCGCCTATGCTTAACGGCGTCATCTCATGGGATTGGCCGCTGTACCGCCGCCTTGCGCCTATCGTGCAGCAAGCGGCAGAAAACGAGGGCGTGCCGATTGAGTGGGGCGGAAATTGGGCGCGCTTCAAGGACGGCCCGCACTGGCAACTACCGTGGAAACAATACCCCAAGGAGAACTGACATGAAATTTGTATCTTGGCTACTCGCCCGCCTCAAAGAACCCAGCACTTACGCAGGGTTCGCCGGTCTTGCGCTGGCGTTCGGCCTGTCCAATGCGGAGTGGGCCACTGTTTCGACGGCGCTCGCCAGCGTGGCCGGCGTCGCCGCCATGTTCCTGTCTGATCCCAACGCATGATAAAGCTACTGTCGTCTTTGCTGTCGTTGCTTGACCGCCTCTGGGCGGCGTGGAACGACAACAAGCTGCGCCAGCAAGGACGGCAGGAAGCTATCAAGGAAGCGAACGATGAGGTTAACAGACAGGTCGAACTGGCTGAAGCTGCCGTTGCTGTGCCTGATCCTGAGCGTGACGAGCGCCTGCGTGACAGGTTCGACCGAGGGCGTGCAGTCGAATAGCTACTGCGCTATCGCCAAGCCGATAACCTACGACGCGGCGAAGGACACCCGCGAAACGGTGGCCGAAGTCGAAGCGCACAACAGCCGCTTCATATGCGTGTGTGAACAAGACTGTCCCGCCAACGCTCCAAATACCAGATAGCCTTGCGTACCTCTTGGACAACGTCGTCCTTGCGCCCAGCGCGGCTGATGTACTTCATGGCGTTACCGCGGCAGTAGCCCGCAAACTCTTCTGGCGATAGCTTCGCCTGAAGATAGTCGATAGTCTCTATACCGCCGGCCTTGTAATGGTCAGGGTTGATGGCGTCGCTCATTTCTTCAGCCTTTCCATAATCTCAAAACGCTCCCGCGCCGTCCGCAGCGCAGAGTAACGCTGGTGCAGCCGCTTGGCGAAAGCCGGGCGCTTGTGCGTCC